GTTCGGTGCTCGTACTCGTCTGATGCCCGGAGGTCGTGTAGCGATTATCCAGACTCGTTGGCATATGGACGACCTGACAGGCCGCGTAACCAAGGATATGGGGCAGAATGAGTTAGCAGACCAATATGAAGTCGTAGAATTCCCCGCCATTCTGGACTTGTTAAGCAATAAAGGGAAAGAAATACAGAAACCCCTGTGGCCTGAGTTCTTTAATCTGGATGCATTGTTACGAACCAAGGCATCTATGCCCGCTTTCCAGTGGAACGCTCAGTATCAGCAGGAACCTACGGCGGAAGAAGCGTCGATTGTTAAACGGGAGTGGTGGCAGATGTGGGGTGAGGATGATCCTCCGCCTTGCGAGTATATTATCATGTCACTGGATGCCGCAGCAGAGAAACACAACAGGGCTGACTATACAGCCTTGACTACGTGGGGGGTGTTCCTCAACGAAGAGACAGAAGCTTACAATATTATTTTGTTGAACAGCATAAAACGACGTATGGAGTTTCCTGAACTCAAAGAACTGGCGATGGAGGAGTATAGTAGCTGGGAGCCTGACTCGTTTATCGTGGAGAAGAAAAGTTCAGGTACAGCCTTGTATCAAGAGATGCGGCGGATGGGGTTACCTGTACAAGAGTATACTCCCCATAGAGGGTCTGGTGATAAAATGGCGCGGTTAAACTCGGTAGCCGATATTGTTGCATCAGAATTGGTGTGGGTACCCTCAACTCGATGGGCTGAAGAGGTAGTTGAAGAGATTGCAGGATTTCCGTTTATGAGCCATGATGACTTGGTTGACTCCACGGTGATGGCATTAATGCGTTTTAGGCAAGGTGGATTTATCCGTTTGCCAAGTGATGAACCGGAAGAGATACGTTACTTTAAACAACGTAAAGGCGGGTATTACTAATGCGGAAATATTATTCGGCAGGTAGGAGCGTTAGAAAAGAAGGGCCGGGGCCAAAAGGAAAACGTATTTTGGGAATAACCGATGATGGTAGGTACTACTTAACTAATTACGGTTCTGGCATTACTCCGGTAGACAAAGAACGAAAGAAAGCATTAGGTCAACTTTACGATACTGACGATCCAGATAGATATGCGGCTATAGCGAAAAAATTTAAAGCCAAGCAAAAAGCAGAAGGTTAAATTATGGCGATTGAAAAAGGATTATATGCAGCTCCCCAAGGAATGGAAGGCGAACTGTTACCTGAAGAGGGAGAACAGGGATTAGAGATTGAGATCGTTAACCCTGAGATGGTAACACTGGATGATGGCAGTGTTGAAATAACACTAATCCCCGGAGCAACGATGGATGGGGATGTAGATTTTGATGCGAACCTAGCCGATGTGCTGGATGAAAGTGACTTAGATGAATTATCTACAGAAATTCTTGGTTCTGTAGACGCAGATATAGATAGTCGCAAAGATTGGGCAGAGACTTTTGTTAAAGGTCTGGATGTTCTTGGGTTTAAATACGAAGAGAGAACCGACCCGTGGGAAGGAGCTTGTGGGGTATATTCTACTATACTGGCAGAGGCGGCTATTCGTTTCCAAGCAGAGACAATGAGTGAGACGTTCCCTGCGGCAGGGCCAGTAAAAACTAAAATCCTCGGTGAAGAAAACAAAGACAAAGAAGATGCAGCGTTAAGAGTCAAGGCAGATATGAACTATGAGCTAACTGAGCGCATGGTTGAGTATCGCCCTGAACATGAACGGCTGTTATATAGTCTTGGTCTAGCAGGGTCGGCATTTAAGAAGGTATATTTTGATCCGAACTTGGGAAGGCAGGTCGCTGTCTACATCCCTGCGGAAGATGTCATCATCCCTTACGGTGCGTCAAATATTGAAACCGCAGAGCGTGTCACCCACGTCATGCGTAAAACCAAAAACGATATTAAGAAGTTACAGGTTAGTGGGTTTTATCGGGATGTTGATTTAGGTGAACCACAGGCGTTCCATACTGATATAGAGAAAGCTAAAGCTGAAGAAGGCGGGTTTTCTTTAACGGACGATAATCGGTTTGCGATATACGAGATACACGCTGATTTAATTATTGAAGGGTTAGATGATTCTGAGGATGAAATCGCAAAGCCTTATGTTGTTACGTTAGAACGAGGTTCAGGTGAAATATTAGGGATTCGTAGAAACTGGAATCCTGATGATGAATTAACTCTTAAACGGCAACATTTTGTACACTACGTTTATGTCCCCGGATTTGGGTTCTACGGGTTAGGTCTGATACATATAATAGGAGGGTACGCGAAAGCGGGTACATCTATTATACGGCAGCTAGTAGATGCAGGGACACTATCTAATCTTCCGGGTGGCTTAAAAGCCCGTGGCCTACGTATTAAAGGAGATGACACTCCGATAGAACCGGGCGAGTTTAAAGACGTAGATGTTCCGTCAGGAAGCATCCGCGACAACATTATGACGCTCCCTTATAAAGAGCCTAGCCAAACGTTACTAGCTCTTCTCAACCAGATTACTACAGAAGGTAGACGGTTGGGGGCCATTAGTGACATGAATATCTCTGATATGTCAGCTAATGCACCTGTAGGTACAACTCTAGCCCTGTTAGAACGTACCCTCAAACCTATGGCTGCGGTACAGGCGCGAGTCCATTATGCAATGAAGCAAGAGTTTAAACTGCTCAAAGCAATCATGGCTGAGTACGCTCCTGCGGAGTATGGGTATGCGCCTATACGCGGGGAAATTAGCGCACGGCAAGCGGATTATGCGCTGGTAGATGTCATACCTGTTAGCGATCCGAACAGTTCAACGATGGCACAACGAGTAGTTCAGTACCAAGCTGTCCTACAAATGTCTCAATCTGCGCCCCAGATATATGACCTACCACAGCTACATAGGCAGATGATAGAGGTATTAGGGGTTAAAAACGCGGATAAATTAGTACCAACAAGAGATGACGCGACACCAAAAGATCCTGTAAGCGAGAACATGGATGCCCTAACAGGTAAACCGATGAGAGCGTTTATCTACCAAGATCACGAAGCTCATATCGGTGCCCACACTGCGTTTATGCAAGATCCTTCTATTGCACAAATGATTGGGCAAAACCCGCAAGCGAAACAAATTATGGCTTCACTGCAAGCCCATATAGCTGAACACTTAGGATTCAACTATCGCAAACAGATAGAAGAAAAACTTGGTGTGACGTTACCACCACCTAACGAAGAACTACCTGAAGATGTAGAAGTTAATCTTGCAAGGCTAGTAGCTGAAGCTGGTAAGCAGTTAACACAAGCTCATCAGAAAGAAGCTGCACAAAAACAAGCTCAACAGCAAGCACAAGATCCTGTGATCCAAATGCAGCAAAAGGAGCTACAGATTAAAGAAGCTGAAGTTCAACGTAAAACGCAAAAAGACCAAGCAGATATACAACTTAAACAGGGCGAACTACAACGCAAAGCAATGAAAGACATGGCTGATGTGAAGGTAGATGAAGCTCAGTTGCAGTTAGATGAAAAAGAATTGCAGCTAGACGCTCAAAAAGAGGGCGCTAAATTGGCAGCAGATCGTCGGAAAGATAATACCAAACTGGATTTAGATATACTTAAAACCATGCAAGACAAAAAGAGGACAGATAGTTAATGGCTAAAACCGTCTTTGATGTTCTTAAAGAAAAAATCGAGGAAGACAAATCCTCTGCACTAGAATTTCTGGGTAGTGGAGCAGCTAAAGACTACTCTCAGTACTCGGAAGTAGCAGGTTTAATTCGGGGTCTCGAAACCTGTTTAAGTTATATAAACGACCTCTCGCGTAATTACTTGGAAGATGACGATGGCTAAAGCAGCAAAATCGGTGGAAACACTGCAACAGGAACTTGAGGAGCAACTACCTAGACCTGTAGGCTACAGGGTATTAGTGGCACTCCCCAATATCGACGACACTTTTGAAGGTTCAGACCTGATAAAAGCAAACACAACTAAACACCATGAACACATTATGTCTATTATAGGAATAGTGTTAGATATGGGTGCTGAAGCTTACGGGGATAAGGAAAGATTTCCTTCAGGGCCGTGGTGCAAGCAAGGCGACTATGTTATGTTTCGCGCTAATACAGGCACAAGGTTCACTGTAGATGGGCAGGAATACCGTTTAATGAATGATGACTCCATAGAGGCAGTAGTAACTGATCCTCGTGGTGTGCAACGAGCATAGGGGGTAAAGTATGCCATTTCAAAAAGTAGAGTATTCATTCCCAGATGAGGAAGAAGAAGTGAACACGGATATAGAAATAGAAGACTCCGGCGCATTAGAAGTTGATATATCGGGTAAAGCTCCTGAACCAGAGGAATTGGAAGTAGTAGCTGATGCGGAGGAAGAGGAAGAGTACGAAATAGAGATAGTTGACGATACTCCTGAAGTTGATAGAGATCGTGCTCCTACACAGATACCTGAAGAAGTTACAGAAAAAGAACTTGAAGGGTATTCAAAAAAAGTACGCAACCGTATAAATCATTTTAGTAAAAGATACCATGATGAACGTCGCGCTAAAGAGTCTGCCCAACGAGAGCGGGAGGAATTAGAACGGTACGCGCAAGGTGTCATAGAAGAAAACAAGCAATTAAAAGGTAGTGTTAGTAAAAATCAAACTGCATTACTGGATCAGGCTAAGAAAAACGCAGATATTGAAATAGCTTCTGCAAAGAAAGCGTATGCTAATGCACATGAAGCTGGCGATACAGATGCTCTTGTTGAAGCACAAGAAAATCTAACAAACGCTAAGATTAAGTCTGATAGGCTAAATAACCTTAAATTACCGTCTTTACAGGAAGAAGAAACTCCTGTACAACTAGCAGGTGATGGAAGTGTAACTCCTTTATCTACGTCAGATGAAGCAGTGGCCCCAAGAGGCGAAGCATGGATGAAAGAAAATTCTTCATGGTTCGGGGTTGATGACGAACTGACGGGATACGCACTGGGAGTACACAACAAACTTGTTAAGGAGTATGGGCAGCCTTACGCCCAAACCGAAGAATACTACGAGACTATTAACTCTCGTATGCGAAAAATGTTCCCCGAACAATTTGGGGGTACAGCAGAGGTTGAGAAACCGAAACGACAGTCCAATGTGGTTGCACCCGCTACGCGGAGCACAGCACCTAAAAAGGTGAAATTAAGCAAGACACAACAGGCTCTCGCTGACAGATTAGGCGTTACATACGTCCAATACGCCGAACAGGCTGCAATATTAGAGAGAGGAGAACAGTAATGGCTGAGAACAAATTAGATCGTGAGCACACCACTCGTGAAAAAACTGTCCGAAAGCAAGCTTGGAGGCGGCCAGAAACGCTGCCATCACCTACGCCACAGGACGGGTATGCATTTCATTGGGTTCGTGTTAGCACACAAGGTCTAGTCGATGCCACAAATGTATCTTCTAAGTTACGTGAAGGTTGGGAACCCTGTTTAGCAAAGAATCACCCAGAGATTACATTAGTCACTATAGAGCAAGAACGCTTTGCAGAGAATGTTGTAATTGGTGGATTGATGCTTTGTAAGGCTCCAATAGAATTGGTTGAGGAACGTACTGAACATTATGAAACTCAGACGCAATCTCAAATGGCCTCTGTGGATAACAACCTAATGCGCGAAAATGATGCTCGTATGCCTCTATTTAATGATAGGCAATCGAAAGTCACTTTCGGACAAGGCAATTAAACATTTTAGTTTTTAGAGGTTAATTATGGCATATCCTACTGTTGATGCCCCTTACGGACTAAAGCCGGTTAATTTAATCGGTGGGCAAGTTTTTGCTGGGTCTACTCGTCAGATAAAAATCGCTTCCAACTACGGCACCGCTATTTTCTACGGTGATGTTGTTAAGTATGCAAACGATGGTACTCTGAACATTGACTCTGGCACGACTACTGCCACTCCTATCGGGGTTTTTCTTGGGTGTACGTACACTGATCCTTCTACTAGTCAACTGACATTTAGGCAATCTTATCCTGCAAGCACTGTTGCAAGTGATATTATGGCTTATGTGCTAGATGATCCTGACGCACTATTTAAAGTAGCTGCGGTATCAGGTACAACGACTGTAGCTGGTTACGGACGTACTATCGTAAACAATAACGTATCACTGGTTCAAAATACTGGATCAAGTGTTACGGGTAATTCCAAAGTTGGTATTCTCGGTAGCTCCGCTGCAACTACTGCCACTCTCCCTATCAGGATTGTTGATGTAGTTCCAGATACTGCTACCGCGTCAGATACCTTTGTTGAATTTATAGTTAAGTTCAACTTTGGGGATCACCAATATTATAACGCTACTGGCGTATAGGAGTAATTTAATATGGCTATTTCTCG